CTGTGGCGTACAGCTTGAGAAAGGCTCTACTGCTACAGAATTTGAGCATAAAAGTTTTGGTGAGGAGTTGGCTTTGTGTCAGAGGTACTTTTCTAAGTCTTATGATTACGATGTAGCCGCAGGAGCCGCAAACACTGTAGTAGGCTCTGTCGCTATACGGAATGGGCCTGTTACGATTGATGGCTCACCGTTTTGGCATATTGATTTCCCCGTTACTATGCGAGATAACCCTACTGTGACCACATTTGACTATTCAGGGAATAGTGGAAAAGTTAATGGGCCAAGTAATGCTTCTGTAACAGCTACAACACACCAACAAGGAATGTCAGGTTTTAACGTCCTAAATTCATCTGGAAGCTCTGTGTCTAATGGAGACTACTATTGTAATTGGCAAGCGGCTTCGGAGTTATAACTATGCAAATAAATACCGTTAAAAAAATAAATTGGAACGACATATTAGAGTCTTATAAAGTAACGTGTGTAGACGGCACAGTTTGCCAAGTCCCTATAAAAGCAGGGAATACAGATTACCAAGCAATCCTTGAATGGGTAGATGAAGGTAACACAATAGAGGCAGCAGACTAATGGCATTATTAAATTTTGGACGATTGATGCGAGCTGCTAGACAAACCATAAGGGCTTAACTATGGATTTAGACAAACAAATTTTTGATTGCCTCGCTAGAGTAGAAGCCCACGAAGCTCGCTGTGAAGAGCGAGATAGATTTATCTTTACTAGATTAGAAAAGATAGAAAAACATCTTGAAGAGTTAAACAACAGACTTTTAAAAGGTGCAGTTATTGTAATAACAGGTATGGCTACTTTTATAATAGCCGTAACAGGGCCATTTTAATTAAATGTCTTTGTTAGATTCAGGAAAAGGTTGGGGAAGAAAAGCCTGGAGTTCTGGAGCTTTTGGCTTCAATCACCTTGCGGGGACTGTTACTGAGCAAGTTAAATACGACAAGCTTAAAAAGCTTCGTAGACAACAAATTAGGGAGAGGGACGACGAAGAGGTTCTCGCACTAATGATGTTAACAATAATACGAGGCAGTTGATAATGGATACAGAAGAGATATTAAAATATGAGAAAATGTTTGAAACATTACACTCAGAAGGTTGGGATTTAATTCGTAATCGTTTAGTAGAGATGTTTAACGCTCAAAACAACATACTAGCAATAGGAGACGAGAAGTCTTTTTGGCAAGCTAGAGGTTCGTTAGGGATGTTACATCTTATCATCGAATTTGAAGACGCTTTACGGGCTGAGACAGCCCAAGAAGAGGAGATTGAAGATGGTCTTGAATGATTACAAATGTAATTCTTGCAGAGCAATATATGAGTATTGGTCTGCAGACGAAACAGTAAAGTGCAAAGATTGCTCTGATACTGCTTCAAAAATTATGTCAGGCGGGAATTTCTCATTACCTGGCATAGACACAGGCTTTCCTACTGCTGCCGATAAATGGGCTAGGAGACACAGGAAAGCTAATCACGCCGAGTTAAAAGAACTGGGCATACCTACATAATCCCCTTGTATAAGGTTAAGATTGGAGAAATAAAAAATGGCAAATCCTATAGTAGAGCTAGAAGAAGATTTTATAGACACTGACAGTGCAAAGTTAACTGAAAGCTTGAGTCAAGAACGGGAACCAGAAAACGAAGTTATTACAGAGATAGCTGACAACGTCAAAAAAGAAGAAGCTCAACTACCCCCAAAGTTTGAGGGTAAAAACGTAGACGAAATAGTAAAGTCGTATGCTAATCTTGAGCAACAATTTGGAAGACAAGGCAGCGAACTAGGAGAACTTCGGAAACTAGCCGACAGCTTGATACAAAAAAATCTACAGGATACCAGCAATACAAGATCAGAATCTCTTGAGAAATCTATTTCTGAAGATGATTTTTATAGCGATCCTGTTAATGCTGTACGTAAAGTAGTAGAAGAGGCGTTAGAGCCGATGAAGAGTAATCTATCTCAAACAAAGGTAGACTCTACGGTACAAAGACTTCAAGCCAAACACCCAGATATGGCTGACGTTGTTAATGACTTAGGTTTTCAACAGTGGATTATGGAGACTACGCCCCGACAAGACATGTGGGTTAAAGCAAGTAACGGAGATTTTGAATATGCCGACGAACTGTTTACACAGTACAAAGGCAATAATACATCTCAAGTGCAAGCACAAAAAGAGCAGAAACAAGTTGTTAAAAGCAAAGAACTTGAAGACGCTTCTTCTGTATCTTCGGGAGCATCGCAAGATGCTGGTGGGTCATCAGGGAAAACGATTTATCGTCGTTCTGAGTTGATACGCCTCAAGATGAACGACCCTACTAGATACAGTGATTTACATGGAGAAATTATGCAAGCGTATGCAGAAGGCAGAGTTCGTTAATTTATCCAAGTTTTAATTTATAACATAATATAGGAGAATATGGCATGGCCCTCGGCACAGCACATATGACGACTACCACTCATACTAAATTTATTCCTGAGTTGTGGTCAGACGAAGTAGTAGCGGCATACAAGAGCAATCTTGTACTCGCAAATTTAGTTACCCGAATGAACCACAGTGGTAAAAAGGGTGACACCATTCACATTCCAAAGCCAACTAGAGGCGCAGCTTCTGCAAAAGCAGCGCAAACTGAAGTAACTCTTATTGCTGCAACTGAAACTGAATTAACAATTTCTATTGATAAGCATTTTGAGTATTCTCGTATGATAGAGGATATACTAGAAAAGCAAGCTTTGTCAAGTATGAGAACTTTTTATACTGATGATGCTGGTTATGCGCTTGCTAAACAAGCGGATACTCACCTTTGGTTGCAAGCTTACACGTTGACTGGTGGTACTATCAACACTGTTAGTTCTGGAACTACTGTTGACTTTGGTACTGCTGGAACTGTAATTGGTTCTGATGGTTCTACTGCGTTTAACGCAGGTAACGATAACGCAGCAGCACTAGCTGACGCAGGTATCAGAAAAGTTATTCAGACTCTTGATGATTCCGACATTCCTATGTCAGATAGATTCTTTGTTATTCCACCTGTGGAAAAGAAAAATCTAACTGGGCTAGCTCGATTTACTGAGCAAGCGTTCGTAGGCGAAGCTGGAGCAGGAAACTCTATTAGGAATGGCTTAGTTGGAGATGTATACGGAATCCCTGTATATGTATCTACTAACTGTCCTACAGATACTGAAGGCTCCCAAGACGCTAGATTGTGCTTAATGGCACATAAATCTGCGTTGGTAATGGCTGAACAGATGTCTGTCCGTACACAGACTCAGTACAAACAAGAATGGTTAGGAGACTTGTTTACTGCTGATACTATCTACGGTACAGGTGAACTCCGAAACGATGCTGGCATTAAAATTGCTGTCGTTGCGTAATAACTTACGGGGAGGCAGTAATGTCTCCCCCTTTATTTAGGAGGAAATCTTATGTCTAGGTTATCAGGTATTCCAGTTGTTGAGGCAACTTGGGATGCATCAAGTATTGCAGATGGAAACGAGGAAGCTGTAAATGTTACAGTGCCAGGAGCAGCTTTAGGCGATTTTGCTCTGGCTTCTTTGTCTCTTGATGTAGCAGACTTAGTTCTAAGTGTCGCAGTCACGGCTGCAGACACGGCAACTGCCGTATTAGCTAATAATTCAGGTGGTGCAATAGACTTAGGTTCTGCAACTTTAAGTGTTTACGTTATTCCAAAGAGCGTAATTTAATCTAAATAGGGGCGTAAAACCCCCTGTTTTTAAGGAGGAATCTACATGTCATCTACTGCGGTTACATTATTAGACGTTGTTAATAAGATTCTTATTCGGTTAAGAGATCAAGCTGTATTGTCTGTAACAAGCTCAATAACAGCAACAGGCGGCGCACCAGCCTACACCGACACTATTGTCCGACTAGTTAATGACGCAAAGAGAGAAGTAGAGGATTCTTTTGATTGGATAGCATTACAAGACACTATTACAATAGCGACAACAAGCGGTACAAATATGTACAATTTAGAGAACGGTAGTCAAAGTCTCTATACTAATCAAAGAAGTAGGGTATTAGACGTATATAATACAACTACTGATGTAAGACTAGCACCAAGACCTTATGAATTATTGAGGCAACAGAATCAACTAAGCTCTAGGACTGACCAAGAGCCATACGCATACGCTGTCTCTGGTGTCAGCGCAACTCAATCATTAAAAATGATGTTGTACTCAACTCCAGACGCAACATACTCTCTTTCTGTAGAGTGTGTTATTCCTCAAGACGAGTTAACAGCTAATACAGACTATTTTAAAGTTAACTGGTATCCAGTCTATCTCAGAGCTTTAGCGCTTGCTATTAGAGAACGAGGCGAAGACGAAGGAGAACTAAGTTCTGAAGTTCAAAATGCTTACGAAAAGTCTTTAGGAGACGCTATAGCTT